ATCCTCTTGTAAGTGAGATCCTAGAGGCAGTTGACTCTGAAAGAGTCAAAGCTAAAAAGCTAGATCTTCTTCAGAAACATGCTACTGATGGTTTGAAGACCATCTTTATTTGGAACTTTGATGAGACTGTCGTCTCATTGCTTCCTGATGGTACTGTTCCCTATCAACCCCTAGACGGCAATCAACAGGCCGATCCATCCAAGGGAATGCCACAGAGAACTACTATTAACGCTTCTGCTAATAAGTTCTTTAATTTTGTAAAAGGCGGTAACGACGCTATGAACAAAATTAAGAGGGAGGGAATGTTCATCAACATGCTTGAACAACTTCATCCTACTGAGGCAGAAATTCTTATTCTGACGAAAGACAAGGCACTTGGAAGTAAGTATAATATTACAAAAGAGTTAGTATCCGAAGCATATCCAGACATCCGCTGGGGAGGTAGAAGTTAATGACTAAGGTAAGGATTTTACATGAAAAATGTGATCCAGAATTAGCAAAAGATAAAAGGTTGCCTTATACTGCATACCTTGTACAATACGAAGAAGATGGTAAAACCTACCATGATATTAGTGTCGCTAATAAACAGGTAGATCTCTTTGACCATTATTGGGATCTTTTCAAAAAAGGCTTCAAGTCTATGGTTCAGACTGAGGGTAATGTGAATCCTAAACTCTGGGATCCAAATCCAAAGAAGCCTAAGGAAGAAAAGAAAAAAAGGAGACGCATTGATGAGTGATGATGGTAAAGCGAAGGTCAATGTAAATGCTGAAGAACTTGCAAAAGTTGTAAAGCAGTACAAAAAGATCAAAAAGAGAATGAAATCTAATCTATTTGAAATTCAAAGGATTAGTGGTAATCCTACTCTAGTATCTAAACTATTAGAAGAGAATCTTGGTGATGAGATTGGAGATATTTGATAATTTACTTTCGGACAGGGAATTCCAATCTCTGTCCGAATTTATGCTTGGTAGAGAAATGCCTTGGAGTTATTCCGATGGTGTGAATATGCCAGGTGATGGATATTATCAATTTACTCACGTATTTTATAATCACTTTGAACCCCAGAGTCCTTACTTTGGGGTTCTTTCTCCTATATTGAAGCAGATAGATCCTGTTGCTTTGGTACGGATCAAATCTAATCTAAATATCAAAACACCACAAATAGAACGATACGAATATCATACTGATGTGGACGATTGCATCACTGCAATCTATTATGTAAATACGAACAACGGAACTACTAAATTTAAAAGTGGTGAAGAAGTTGAAAGTATTGCTAATCGGTTAATTATTTTCAACTCAAATGAACAACACGCTGGAAGTTCATGTACTGACGAAAGTAGACGGTGTTTGATAAATTTCAATTATTTTATCTAGTTATGGACAAAGAAAAACTCAAGCTAATTGTAAAAAACTTGAAATCTCTGGTAGATGTGTTAGAATCTGAAGTCTACTCAGATGTAGATTCTTATGTATGGCCTAAACAGGAAAGTGGAAGACTTGGATTTGAGTATTCAAGCACCAATGATGATGATGGAGAAATTGACTAAATGAACGCTAGACTAATCAGTATCACTCCTGATGCAGAAGAAACGATGGGCTATATTGCTCGCGTATCTAATCCTGCAAATCAGGATAACCCCAAGGTTTCTGGTCTATTGAAGTATTGCATCAAGCACAACCACTGGAGTGTGTTTGAACAGGCAACAATGACACTGGAACTAGAAACTACGAGAGCCATAGCGGCTCAAGTGCTGAGGCACCGTTCATTTACATATCAAGAGTTTTCCCAACGATATGCAGACTCATCTCTGCTAGCAGACACAATCCCACTACCTGAATTGCGTCGTCAGGATGATAAGAATCGTCAGAACTCAATTGATGATCTTGATCCTTTTGTGGTTCAAAGTTTGGAACTACAAATGAAGACTCTGTTTGACTCCTCGATGGCACTGTACCAACAGATGTTAGGTCGTGGTGTTGCAAAGGAGTGTGCTCGAATGGTCTTGCCATTATGCACGCCAACAAAAATCTACATGACAGGCTCATGCCGTTCATGGATTCATTATATCAATCTGCGTACTGCTAATGGTACACAGAAAGAACACATGAATCTCGCTGAAGATTGTAAGAAGATCTTTATCGAACAATTCCCAACAGTAGCTGAAGCATTGGAGTGGACCTGATGGCAACATATCCTGTAATTAATAAAAACACTGGTGAACAGAAAGACGTAAAACTCAGTGTTCATGAATGGGACCAATGGAAGACCGACAATCCCGATTGGGAACGTGATTGGTCTGATCCATCTACTGCCCCAGGATCCTGTGAAGTTGGAGAGTGGCGTGATAAACTCACCAATAAACATCCAGGATGGAATGAAATTCTGAAAAAATCTGAAAAGTCTGCGGGTATCCGTGGCAAATACAACACACTTGGACGTTAATTATGCCTAGAAAGAAGAGAACTGATGATCCCATTGGTGTAGGGATGACGGCCAAACAAATGCGTCGTAAGAAACCAATCAACACCGACATGTTGGTTGATATTGAACCTCTGACTGATAACCAGAAAGTTCTTTTCGATCATTATGATGAAGGTAAAAATCTTTTTGCCTATGGTGCTGCTGGTACAGGTAAGACGTTTATCAGTCTCTATATGGGTCTGAGAGACGTTCTGGACGAGAATACACCATATGACAAGTTGTACATCGTTAGGTCCCTTGTGACAACCAGAGAGATTGGTTTCTTGCCTGGTGATCATGAAGACAAAGCTGCCTTGTATCAGATTCCGTACAAGAATATGGTCAAGTATATGTTTGAGATGCCTACAGATGCAGATTTTGAAATGCTCTATGGGAATCTAAAAACTCAGGAAACTATTTCTTTCTGGTCAACCTCATTCATCCGAGGTACAACTCTTGATAATTGCATTGTGTTAGTAGATGAAATGCAAAACTTGAACTTTCATGAATTAGATAGTATAATTACAAGAGTTGGTGATAACTGCAAAATTATTTTCTGTGGTGACGCTACTCAAACCGATCTTACTAGAGATAAAGAACGAAATGGCATCCTAGACTTTAAACGAATCGTAGAACAGATGGATTCTGATTTTGGTTGTGTTGAGTTTGGAATTGATGATATTGTTCGTTCTGGACTAGTAAGAAATTATCTGGTTACAAAACTTGCCCTTGCTCTCTAATGTTTACACATTTAAATACTCTTGGGGAATTTGAACTTGATGCCAAACTTATTGATGGAGTAAGGTATTACTATGTACCTGAAATGGAGGGGAAACTACCTTCTATCACATCAATAACTAGTTTCTATAATCGCCAAGTGTTTCAAAAGTGGAGACAAAAAGTTGGTGATGAAGTTGCTAATCAAGTTACAAAGGTTTCTACCGAAAGAGGTACTAAATTCCACGATGTTTGTGAGAAGTATCTCAACAACATTGACTATCATGATATTGAAATGTTGCCTACCACAAAGGCACTATTTCTCTCTGGGAAGGATTCTATAGACAAGATAAATAATATACATTGTCTAGAGAAACCTCTATACAGTCAGTACTTTGGAATCGCAGGACGAGTAGACTGTATTGCGGAATATGATGGCGAACTGTCCATCATTGACTTCAAAACCTCTAAGAAAATCAAACCAGAGAAGTGGATTGAACAGTACTTTGTTCAAGAAACTGCATACGCTTGTATGTACTATGAAATGACGGGTACACCCGTCGAGAAGTTGGTGACTATTATGGTTGCCGAAAATGGAGATTGTCATGTCTATGAAAAAAGAAACAAAGGTGACTATATTAAGCTTCTTACCAGGTACGTTAAAGAATTTGTCAACCATAAACTCGGAGAGTATGGAGAAAGAAGTTAACGAATTACTTAAGGAGAAGTTCCTTTGTCAGAATAAGTTTACACAAGATATTGAAAAACTTGTGCTAAGTTCTGAGCTCAACTATATCGAAGCAATTCTAAGTTATTGTGAAGAAAATAACATTGAGTTAGAGTCTGTATCTAAACTTATTTCCAAACCACTGAAGGAGAAACTGAAAGTGGAAGCTATGGAACTTAATTACCTTAAAAGAACTACTAGATCTAAGTTACCTTTGTAATGAAACCGATTGAGGTCTATCAGACCTATTTGGCACTGAAAAATCACTTTACTAAAGAAAACTATGACTTCTTTAAGTATCGTGGCAAATCTAGAGTATCTAAAGTAACCTTCAATAAGAGAAAAGATCGTTATTTCTTTGAACGAATGTCTCGAAAGAGAACGGACACAGAGATACGAGATTTTTTCTTGGCAAATTTTAGTCAATCTTCAGATCCTGAGAGGATGTGGATTGGTCAAATTATAGAAGATGGTGAGAAGAACTATAGTGCATGGTTAACTGTTCAGAATGCTAGATTTGATATATTCAAAGAGCAATCTGAGACTATGATGGATCGTTACGACTTTGAGCAATTCTTTAATTGTTCATCAGGAAAACATCCACCTTTGTTAAAAGAATTTCTCAGTGGAAATTTTTCCATAGAGAATGTTATAATATACGAGAAGATTTTTGGCTTTGCTAAAAACTTTAATAAAACCCTCTTCGACCCAGTGTGGGAGACGGTTTACCGAAAGATTAGGAATTATGAACCATTCCTAAATATTAACGTATCTCGATATAAGAATCATTTAAGGAGTAGAGTGAAGGAGAGGTTTCAATGAGTGATTTTTTCAACCAGCCGATGATCCGTGCCACCATGGCAGAGATTCAAGAATTGCAGGAGGATTTAATGCATGAAATGGTGACGATTGACCCAACTAAGGTAACTGGGAGGGATCAAATCGCAATGATGAAGAAACTTCTTGAAAAACAAAGAAATTTTGTTTTTAGACTCGGACTCTGTGATGATCCAGATGCAGAAAAGATGAAGACTGAGATCA